AACAAATATGGTTTTGAAGATTTATCGGCTCAAGACTGGCAAGCATGGTGGTTATTTTTAGAAATAAATGGTCTTAGAACTTCTTTTATAAAATTAGACACTTTAAACGACGCTTTACAAAATATAGAAAAAGAGTTTAAGGACGGCACCACAGGTAACATGTGGAAAAAAATGAACCGAAAGTCTCCTGTTGATCTTATTAAAAAAATAGGAGAAAATTATGTAGATCCATTAAATACAACAGTTGAAAACGCCACAAGGCTTGTCACTGCTGTAGAAGCTCTAAAAGCTGGTATGACCGTCCACCAAGCCGTTATGCTTGGTAGAAACGTTTCTGTAGACTTTAATAGGAAAGGGCAGATGTCCGCTAACATAGGCGCTATCTTTGTGTTCTTTAATGCGGGCGTACAAGGCAACTTAAGATTTTTTAGGTCTCTTGTAATGAGAGGGCCCAAAGACGCAATGAAGGTAGTTGGATCGATTGCGGGAACCTCATTTTTATGGGCTTGGCTACAAATGCTAATAAGTGGCGACGACGAAGAAGATGAAAACTTTTCACACTATGACGAGCTTGGTGATGTTCAAAAAGACGGAAACATAGTAGGTTTTGTTCCAGGAAGTAAAACTCATTTCAACATTCCGTTACCATATGGTTGGAACTTTATTTGGGGTATGGGTCAAAAACTTGCCCAAGTTTCAGCAAGACAATTGGAAGTAGGCGGGCAGGGTCTAGGGGCTTTTGAAGCCATGGGTAAAATGACCGACAACTTTACGAAGCAGTTCAGCCCTATCGGAGGTATGCCTACCATACTTACACCATATCTAGAAATAGAAAAAAATGAAAATTTCTTTGGATCCCCCATCGAAAAAGTTAAGTTCCCATTTGACCCCCCAAAACCTCAAGCTTACATGAACAGGGAAAGCACGGCTAAATTCTGGAAAGATTTTGCTATTACATTAAACTCTATTGGGGGAGGTGACGAGGTCACCCCAGGTTCATTAAAAAGAATGTTTGGGGATAATAGCCTGTATAACTCTCCCGAAAATGATGTGGAGTGGGCTTTATCTGGAAGCGCCTTAGAGCATTATTACAACGCTTTTACTGGCGGGGTGGGCGCTACATTTTCCAGAGTGGTATCTGCAGCTTATGGAGCAACAAAAGGTGATTTTGACATTAACCTTTCGCAAGTACCTGTATTTAGAAGATTTGTAAGGAACGACTATTCATCTTATAAAACTTTACAAAGGTTCTTCGGACTTAGGGACAGGGTCAATATGGTAGATAGATATGTAAAAATGGCAAAAAAAGGAGCCATGCCGCCTAAAGAAGCTCAAAAAGCTATTCGCTTAAACAAAGACCTTATAAACATAAAAGGGCTAGTGGATGCAGCAGATACTTCAAGAAAAGCTTTGAAGAGAAAAGGTGATGCGATAATGAAATCAAAGCTATCTGAGTCCGAGAAAAGATCTAAAATGGAAGAGATAGAAAAACAAACGCTCGCTGCATATAGGAAAGTTTTGATAAAAGCTAGTAAGTTAGGGATCGAGGTATAACATTTTAATACATGAAGGAAACGAATTTAATACTTACTGAAAAACAAGAAGAAGATCTTGTTAAATACGCTATAGATCGGATTGATACACTCAAGGGAGACAATAACGCTCGAATAGCATCAGATAGGCTTGCGTGGAAAACATATGACAATGAACGGGACGATAGATCAGACCCTGACACAATATATGGTACTTCTAATGTCCCCATACCCTTGACAAGCCTCGTTGTAGACCATTTCCTAGCCCGTGCCGAAGACGAAATAACTGGTACATCTCCGTACTTTAAGTTTGAGCCCCAAGGTAAAAGCGATGCGGGTACCGCAGAAGATTTTGACAGGTACTTTCAATGGAAGTTAGAAAACAAAGGGAGGATACGGGAAAGGCTTGAGGAAAGCTTTTTGCACATATTTTTACAACGTTCAGCTATATTTAAATCTGTGTATGAGGAACGTAAGACAGTTTGGATAGATAGGGAAAGAAATGCTCTTTTCAATAATGCAACGGGTGAGTTTGAAAACCTTTTAGACCAAGGACCTGTGATCGAAGGAGATGCGGAGTTTGTCCCTGAAATAAACCCACAAACAGGAGCCCCTGAACTAAGGCTTGCAGAAGACCCTTCATTTGTAATGCAAGAAGGGATGCATGAATTTAAACCGTTCACTGACGGCGTACCTACGGAACAGGTATTGTACTCTGGTCCTAGGTCAGTGGTCGTAGACTCAGACAGGTTTCTTGCACCATCAGATGTAGAACATCTTGAGTACGCAGATTTTGTTGCTGAAAGTTACGATAAAGATCTTAAATGGGTTGAAGATATGTTTTACAATCGTCCTTGGCTTGACTACGGATCGTATGTAAACCTAATACGAAAAGATGCAAATAAACGTACAGATCACGACAAAAATAAAGAGCACTTAGAAAACCTATCTTTTGATAATGAGGAAAACCCAATGGTTCCTATTATGGAATGTTGGGTTCAAAGAGATGTTCTTGGGTTAGGCACACCTCAACACTTTTGTGTTTTTATAGATCCTGAAACTAAAAGAGCTTTATACTATGAGTACGTTGCAAAGCTCACTCCAGATAACAGAATACCTTATACTTCTATTTCTATTGGAAAACAAAAGAACAGATGGTGGGGTCCCAGTTTAACTGAAAAAGTAAGGACTTATCAGGAGTATATTGATAAGCAGTTTAACTCGGAAAGCTATAGAAACGAGTTAGCAGCTAACCCAATTATTGGTGCTAATCCACAAGCAGTTGAGGACGAACCTGAGGACATTGAACTTCTCCCAGGGAAGATCTTCCAACTCAAAGACCAATACACAATGGACGACTTCATTAACTTTACGGCTTTACCCAACAGGGATTCTAAAACCCAAGAGTTAATTGATTTCGTATTTGGTATGGTTCAGCTATGGCTTGGGGTATCTAATATGGCTCAAGGGGATTACCAAGCTCTTGCTCCCGCTAATACAGCTACAGGTGTTGAAGCAACCCTTAGAGAAGCCTCTAAAATAGGTCGTCGTTGGATGCGTAGGATTGTCCGTGGGTTCGAAGAGCATTTAACTAAGCTTGTTAAGATTTCTATGGCCACTCTTGATGCACCTGAGGTCTATGAATTTATGGAAGGTGAGGTCGCTAGCTTCGGAGAAATGACCCCTGAAATGATACAAGATCTAGACATCAATGTTCGTGTGGTCTTGTCTCAGGACCAAGGTCAAAGGGCAATGGAGAAAGCCAACCTTGCATTACAAGTTCAAGAAAGATTTTTACAGCATCCTCCAGAGATGCGTCCGTTTAGTCGTCCAATGTTTAAGAGAATTCTTGATGCATTGGGTTACGAAAACACAGATGAATTACTCCCTCCCGATGCTCCGCCCGATCCGAGACAACAAGCTGAGCAGGCTAAATTAATGGCTGATGCTCAGGGAGGCGCTGGTTCAGGTCAGCAAGCCCCCGAAGCTAACGACCAAGTAGCTGCACAAGTTCAAGGTATGGGTAATAGCAACCAACAAGGAGCTAACCAATTTCAACAATCAACATCAGGATAAACAATGGCACTCAAATTCACACACTCAAAAGCACACCCATTTGCTGGTTTAGTAAGGGGAGGTAAACGCAGAAAAGCTGAAAGACGCAAAGCTACTAACATAGTAACTTATGAAGGTTTAAAAGCCCAAAGCCTTGGAGCTTCTTTTAACCCTTTGACAGGTTATTTTTCTAAAGTCAGCAAAACGCCTTCGATTCTTTAATGCCTACTGATATCGTAGTATTTGATAAGTTAGCCGACATAAAGAGGCTTTCTAATGACGAAGCTTTTGAGTTTCTTGAAAAGCGTTTTCAGGAAGAGAGGAATAGGTACATTACAAAACTCCTCCACCCCGACACATCTTCGGAAGAAACTCTACGTATCAAGGCTATCGTTAACGCACTTACGACGTTATCGCCGATGGATCTCGCAAATAAAACGCTCAAAATACAAGCGAAACAACTAAAAGCTGAACACCCAGAAATGTGGAGAACTAAAAAATAATGGCAGACCCCATAGTAGTATTAACTAGACCCCCTGTACCTGTCCTTGAGCCACAGACTCCTGTCACATTATCTGTAAAAGGTTATTTAGATAGGGAACTTATAAAGTATATACAGAAGTCAGAGTTTTCCGAAAATTCAGTCACCGCAACTTGTTTTGTATTGGATGGGGGTAATTCTAACCCCCAACCCTGTGATGGGTAATGAGTGTATCTTTAAGAATTCGCAGGGATACCGAGGCTCGGTGGCTCGAAAATGACCCCGTACCTCATCAAGGTGAGCTGTGTATGGATATTACGAATCATAAAATCAAACTAGGCGACGGCTTCAACGAATGGAGCAAACTTTCATATTTGGAATCGAGCGGAATTGACGCACTCAAAGAAGAGTACGGAAATGAAACCGATTTCATTCTTAACTACGAACTGTTTAAATAATAACTACTATGGCAGACCCAACAAATATTTTAGGAAAAATCGGTAAAAAAGTCGGTGAAGAGCTTAAAAGCTTTAGAACCACAAGCGATAATACGTACGCTACTATAGTTTCTTTAGGGAATACGGACGGGCAAGTCTCTATTAACTCAAGTGCTATTGTAAGCCTAGGGCAGTCGATTGTTAGCTTGGGCAATGCATCAAGTCAGGACTATGTTACTAAAGTTTCATTAAATAATTATAAAACAGGAGTAAATGTATTTACCGATCTAGCTGCCACGAGAGCCGAGATCGGAGACTTAATGGTTACAGGTACAACTACAACTTTAAATACACAGACCGTTGTCGTTGAGGATAACATCATCGAAGTAAATTTAAAATCCGATGGTTCCGAATCCGCACAGACAGGTGGTATTCAGATTAACCGAGGCGAAACTGCTGCAACCATTACCCAAACTTTGGGTAATGATATTGCTAACTTTTCAGTTAGTAAAACAGGTGGTGATCTTGTGTACTCAGTACATTGGGAAGCTGGTGGAATTTCTGATAGCTACAGCCTCCCTAATCAAGCTATAACGGGACATGAAGTAAGCACCCACCTTGGTGATTTGCAACAAGGTAGTAACTACGGAGACGCTACCCATGATTTAAACTTTGATTTTGATAGCAAGGGGAATCTAACCGCTATTGATACGGTAGAGCAAACGAGTAATGGTGGTAGTACTGTTCGACGGATAATCGGCTTTAACCATGTAGGTGGTGTAGAAGATAAAGCTACTATCATATGGGATAACAACACGGGTCAGTCCATGTTTAAGTTTGGTCTTGGATCTGCGGACGCTGATATTAAAGTTAAAGATGTCAATGCAAGTGGTACTGTAGCCGTAGCAAGCGGGAATAGCCTTACCATAAATAATGTACCTATAGGTGACTACTCCGAATTCACAGCGGGGCTTGCACAAGGTAAGGCATAAGATGTGGCTTCTATTCTCGAACAGATTGGGACTAAGGTCGGTCAAGAGCTAAAAGCTCTTACCCCTGCCGACAGCCATGCCGAAACTACTTTTAACACAGACGGCATCCTAGTAAGTTCTACAATTTGGAGTAGTCCCGCAAAGAATTCAAAAATCGGCTCTAAGGTTCTAACTTACACGAATGGCAGTTTGACTAGTATAGTAGAAAAAGACGGCTCTAATGTTACTACTCTTACGAAGACAATAACTTATGATGGGGACGGTAATGTCTCATCAATCACAAAGGAGTATGCATGAGTTTTTCTGAAGTAAGTAACAAGATTACGCAAACAGGGACTGACACCGATCTTAGTGGGTTAAATGGAGTGACAGGAGTAACTACTACAATTCGTGGAAATCACACTACTTATACAATTGCTTCCACTCATTTCCTAGAGGTTAAAGGAACACTAAGCATTGATCCTGCCTATGAGACCTTGCAATTGATGAAGCAAGCGATAAACGCAGGCAGTGGACATCCACTCACAGTAACAGGCACACTGAATCTAGGTGTGAAAACTACTGCAAATGGGAAAGATAAATACTCAGTCGGAGTGGGCATTGATTTACCAAATGAGAATTTGACTGGTCAGATGTATCGTTTCTTTGGAATTTCGTTTGGAGGCTCTTCTACATTTTTATGGAATGGTGGAATAATTCGTACTACTGCAACTTTGCGAACTGCAAATGGGGCAACAGTCACAGTCAATAGTGGGATCTTTTACAACCTTGCAGTCCAAGGATTATCTAACACAAACACATCTCAGTTCAGAATCGAGTCCTCTAATTCTACGAGTGATGCTAAAATAAACATTTACGATTTAACTTTTGATGGTGAAACTTTGGAGTCTAGGATTTTCACCAAGAGTGGATGGAATGTTGGAATCTTTAAATTTAAAAA